TTATACGAATCCCTGCCAACCCTCGAGTACGTCCCGCAGGTAGATCATTTCTGCGCCTTGAGACAAACGCGACCCCGGAGACCTGGTGGCAGTAGGCGTTCGCGGGGTCGCCGAGCGCGTATTGCGTTCTTCGGACATCATCAGCGACCACTCCCGTGCGATGGCGCAGGTCAGCGCCCAGTACCGCATGCCGCAGGGCTCGATGTCGTAATTTTCTGGTGTGAAGAATCGATGTCCCTGAAAACCAAAACCGGCCCAAGGGCCGGTCAGGTCTACGCGCTCGTAGGTGTCAAAGGTCATTGTTCAGTCCGCTTCCTGTGGAGTGACCGGCAGTAATCGTGGTGCCGGTAGTCCTGCGCTGACGCTGCGCAGCGTGAAGTAGCCCAGGCACAGGGCCACCACACCTGCGAACGCTGCGGTCATCAGCTGGCCGACGCAGATGCCCAGGGCGATTTCCCACCAACGCCCATCTTGGTTGTTCTGCGGTCTGTAGCTCATACGGTCCCCAATGACGATGCTCCGGGATTGTAGGGGTGTAGGGGCACGCCCCTACGGATAACGCCTCACCCGCGCCGTGGACTTCGTGGCCCACGTGTACGCCGGACCACACGCGCTCTGTCGGCGAACCCCGCGCGATCCACCACTGATAACCGCATTTCACGCCTGCGCCGGAGTAGAGGGTCGGCAGGGATTCGTGTAAAACACAGCAAAAAGTGAGCTAGGGCCTGTTAACACATCCGAAGCCCATCAACGACCAGAACGAAGCTGAGGAAGCCAAGGAACATGACATCCAGCTTCTCGAAGCGCGTGAAAATCCGTCGGTAGCCCTTCAAGCGACGGAACAGCCTCTCCACTTCGTTGCGCCGCTTGTACATTTCCTTGTCGTACTCCCAAGGATCGACCCGATTGGACTTGGGTGGAACCACCGGCACGAAGCCAAGATCGAGCGCCAACTGGCGGGTTTCATTGCCTTCGTAAGCGCGATCCATCAGCAGATGAACCGGCCGCTCCACTGGCCCCAGGTGTTCAAGCAACGCGCGGCCTGCGGGTGCGTCATGTGCGTTGCCAGGCGTCAATCCGAACGTGATGGCTGTTCGAGCATCTGCGGCAACCATATGAATTTTGGTGTTCCATCCGCCGCGCGATTTCCCGATGGATTGTGGGCCGTTTTTTTTAATGCGCCAGTGCCATCCGGATGCACCTTGATGCTGGTGGAGTCCAGCGAGACCGCTTCGATTTTGATGCGCACGATCTGGCAGGTCTGCAATTGGGCGAACATCCGGTCCAGCACACCGGACTTGGCCCAACGGTTAATGCGCGTGTACACCGTATGCCAGTTGCCAAAGCGCTCGGGCAGACCGCGCCATTTGCAGCCATGCTCTGCGACGTAAAGAAGGGCGTTGACTACCTGCAGGTTGGTCATGCTGACATTGCCGCGTTGCAAAGGTAGGCAATGCTCGATGAGTGCAAATTGTGCTGGCGTGATCTCCATGCCCAATAGTTTAATCGCTCGAGACATTAATGTTAACAGACCCTAACTTGCTGTCAGTAAAGGTTTCTTGCTCGAATCCCTGCCGCCCCTCAGATCGTCCCTCCGACTGAGCCTGACTGAGGCAATAGCTCCATCAACCATGCGAGCTCCTCTTCGTTGAATGCCGGGAAATCATCCGCTGCCCCTGCGAAGGGGGCCGCATCTTGTTCCCACAGCACGGTGCTGGACGCTGCCAGGTCGGCAGCGATGGGCGTACCAGGATCCGGGAGGCCGCCCCCGATCCTGGTACGCGGGCGTTTTACCCTCCAGCTGAGGGGCAAATGCAGCGCATCGCGCTGTTCGGGAACGCGTACCTCGAAAGATTGCTGTGCGGAGGGGCCGGTGACAGCACGATCCGATCGGGACCGTTTACGGCTGCTTGCCCGCGTCTGATCTCCCTCGTGCATTGGGCTGGGCGCATCAAGGTCACGCTCCAGCGAATCGGCGAATGCATGCAAAGACGCCTGATCCGGTGTTTGAGCTGAAGTAGGGGACGGTTTGGCCCTTTTCATCCCTGATGCCTGGAGGATACGGTCCCAACGCTGCGAGGCTGGGGGGAGCGTTCCGCAGCGGGCTTCGAATTCGGTGACGCCCACTCTGCGAAAGAGCTGTACCAACCCGTGCCTGCTCATCCCGAACTGCGTCATGGCGTCATCGAATGCTTGCGCTGGGTGGGAGTGGCTCTGGAAAAAACCAAGCACGCGCACCACGTGCGCGAGGTCGGCAACGCGATGGGACGTGCGTTCGGGGAGGTCGGCAACGCGATGGGACGTGCGTTCGGGGAGGTCGGCAACGCGATGGGACGTGCGTTCGGGGAGGTCGGCAACGCGATGGGACGTGCGTTCGGGAATGCGGCGATTGATTCTTTTGATCAATTCCGGCGCGTGCGGCAATCCCTTTTTCACTGCATCCAGGGCAGGACGTCCGCCGAGGCAGGCCAAGGCGACGAGGTGGTCGTTGGTCAACGCGGCCAACGCCGGATCAGGGCAAGATAACTGGGCAACAATGCTCTCCAGCGCCTGCTTGCCGCCGCCATTGCTGGCGATGGCCACCACCTGGTCCGGGGTCAGGCCATGGTCCTGGCACAGCACCGGCAACAGCCGCTGCACCGTCTCCAGCGCCTGCTTGCCGCCGTTATTGTTGGCGATGGCCACCACCTGGGCCGGGGTCAGGCCATGGTCCTGGCACAGCACCGGCAACAGCCGCTGCACCGTCTCCAGCGCCTGCTTGCCGCCAATATTGCTGGCGATGGCCACCACCTGGTCCAGGGTCAGGCCATGGTCCTGGCACAGCACCGGCAACAGCCGCTGCACCGTCTCCAGCGCCTGCTTGCCGCCATCGTGGCTGGCGATGGCCACGACCTGGTCCGGGGTCAGGCCATGGTCCTGGCACAGCACCGGCAACAGCCGCTGCACCGTCTCCAGCGCCTGCTTGCCGCCATCGTGGCTGGCGATGGCCACCACCTGGTCCGGGGTCAGGCCATGGTCCTGGCACAGCACCGGCAACAGCCGCTGCACTGTCTCCAGCGCCTGCTTGCCGCCGCCATGGCTGGCGATGGCCACCACCTGGTCCGGGGTCAGGCCATGGTCCTGGCACAGCACCGGCAACAGCCGCTGCACCGTCTCCAGCGCCTGCTTGCCGCCATCGTGGCTGGCGATGGCCACCACCTGGTCCGGGGTCAGGCCATGGTCCTGGCACAGCACCGGCAACAGCCGCTGCACCGTCTCCAGCGCCTGCTTGCCGCCGCCATTGCTGGCGATGGCCACGACCTGGTCCGGGGTCAGGCCATGGGCCTGGCACAGCACCGGCAACAGCCGCTGCACCGTCTCCAGCGCCTGCTTGCCGCCGCCATGGCTGGCGATGGCCACCACCTGGGCCGGGGTCAGGCCATGGTCCTGGCACAGCACCGGCAACAGCCGTTGCACCGTCTCCAGCGCCTGCTTGCCGCCGCCATTGCTGGCGATGGCCACGACCTGGTCCGGGGTCAGGCCATGGGCCTGGCACAGCACCGGCAACAGCCGTTGCACCGTCTCCAGCGCCTGCTTGCCGCCGTTATTGTTGGCGATGGCCACGACCTGGTCCGGGGTCAGGCCATGGTCCTGGCACAGCACCGGCAACAGCCGCTGCACCGTCTCCAGCGCCTGCTTGCCGCCATCGTGGCTGGCGATGGCCACCACATGGTCCGGGGTCAGGCCATGGGCCTGGCACAGCACCGGCAACAGCCGTTGCACCGTCTCCAGCGCCTGCTTGCCGCCGCCATTGCTGGCGATGGCCACGACCTGGTCCGGGGTCAGGCCATGGTCCTGGCACAGCACCGGCAACAGCCGCTGCACCGTCTCCAGCGCCTGCTTGCCGCCACTATTGCTGGCGATGGCCACCACCTGGTCCGGGGTCAGGCCATGGTCCTGGCACAGCACCGGCAACAGCCGCTGCACCGTCTCCAGCGCCTGCTTGCCGCCATCGTGGCTGGCGATGGCCACCACTTGGGCCGGGGTCAGGCCATGGGCCTGGCACAGCACCGGCAACAGCCGCTGCAGCGTCTCCAGCGCCTGCTTGCCGCCGCCATGGCTGGCGATGGCCACCACCTGGTCCGGGGTCAGGCCATGGGCCTGGCACAGCACCGGCAACAGCCGTTGCAGCGTCTCCAGCGCCTGCTTGCCGCCGCCATGGCTGGCGATGGCCACCACCTGGTCCGGGGTCAGGCCATGGTCCTGGCACAGCACCGGCAACAGCCGCTGCACCGTCTCCAGCGCCTGCTTGCCGCCACTATTGCTGGCGATGGCCACCACCTGGTCCGGGGTCAGGTCAGGCCATGGTCCTGGCACAGCACCGGCAACAGCCGCTGCAGCGTCTCCAGCGCCTGCTTGCCGCCGCCATGGCTGGCGATGGCCACGACCTGGTCCGGGGTCAGGCCATGGGCCTGGCACAGCACCGGCAACAGCCGCTGTACCGTCTCCAGCGCCTGGTTGCCGCCAATATTGCTGGCGATGGCCACCACTTGGTCCGGGGTCAGGTTCAGGGGGGCACCCGTCAGTGCATTGCGCCATGCATGCACTGCCTCCACTGCGGTCACGCCGCCACGTTTTGCAATCTTGAGAAGTTGGCCTGTGTCCAACTGTAACGGCGGACCTCTCAACTCCCCCGCCTTCGTGAGCAAGGCCTCCAGGGCGCGTGCGCCGGACCACTGTTTGCCGACGCCAACGATGTCTTCGTGTGTCGCCTCTGGCAACGCCCTGATTATGTCCTGATACGTGACAGCAACGGTCCCTAACGCTGCCGGGTGTTGGCTGAGCGCAACGATGTGCGCGTGTGTAAACCCATGGCCCACCAGTGCCTCGTGGTGCTGCGCCACTGTCGAACGCACCTTCGGTTTGATCTTCTCTTGCTGCTGCTGACTGTAGCCGAGCGTGCGTAGATCCACCTGCGCGGCCGGCGAAGCGTCGGAGGGTTGCGCCGCACGCCGTCGCGGGGCCGGCTTGGCGCGCGGCGGCCGCGCGGCAGTGACAGCGACACGCACGGTGGGTGGCGGGTCATCGGCTGCACGCAGACCCGATTGCACCTCATCCCACTCTGCTGGGGCAGCCGCTGTATGCGGCGTGCCGACGGCAGGCATCGAATCAAGAAGCGATGTATCAAGAAGCGACGGATCGAACTGACGGAGCAGATCGCTGAAGCTGCCCGCCGAGAACGCAGGCGAGGGCGCAGGGGGAGATGGCAGCCGGGTCCGGGACATCGTCCGCCGAGCGGGCAAGCCATCCAGGGGGCCGCCATCAGGCGGAGCCCCCCCCCGATCTGCAGTCGGCTGAACCCTATCCGGTTGGGGTCCGGGCAGAAGCTCGCGGGCAGGACTTGGCGTGCGCGAACGAATGGGATCCATCAGGCATACCTCTTTACATGGTCGCCTCCAGACTAGCGGTCTGTGGTCCCTACATAGCTTCCCAGGCCGCATGGCAGTACACAACTTCGGGTGATCCTGGCAACCCTCGACGACCAGGGTGAGGCGCAGACATGAAGGCGATCCCGGACCCGCATGGAGGATCGGCAGAGGGTTGTGAGAAATTTCTGTGCTGACAGCGAGTGAACCCACTTTTGGCTGTTTTTTATACGAATCCCTGCCAACCCTCGAGTACGTCCCGCAGGTAGATCATTTCTGCGCCTTGAGACAAACGCGACCCCGGAGACCTGGTGGCAGTAGGCGTTCGCGGGGTCGCCGAGCGCGTATTGCGTTCTTCGGACATCATCAGCGACCACTCCCGTGCGATGGCGCAGGTCAGCGCCCAGTACCGCATGCCGCAGGGCTCGATGTCGTAATTTTCTGGTGTGAAGAATCGATGTCCCTGAAAACCAAAACCGGCCCAAGGGCCGGTCAGGTCTACGCGCTCGTAGGTGTCAAAGGTCATTGTTCAGTCCGCTTCCTGTGGAGTGACCGGCAGTAATCGTGGTGCCGGTAGTCCTGCGCTGACGCTGCGCAGCGTGAAGTAGCCCAGGCACAGGGCCACCACACCTGCGAACGCTGCGGTCATCAGCTGGCCGACGCAGATGCCCAGGGCGATTTCCCACCAACGCCCATCTTGGTTGTTCTGCGGTCTGTAGCTCATACGGTCCCCAATGACGATGCTCCGGGATTGTAGGGGTGTAGGGGCATCGCCCCTACGGATAACGCCTCACCCGCGCCGTGGACTTCGTGGCCCACGTGTACGCCGGACCACACGCGCTCTGTCGGCGAACCCCGCGCGATCCACCACTGATAACCGCATTTCACGCCTGCGCTGGAGTAGAGGGTCGGCAGGGATTCGTGTAAAACACAGCCAAAAGTGAGCTAACTTGCTGTCAGTAAAGGTTTCTTACTCGAATCCCTGCCGCCCCTCAGATCGTCCCTCCAACTGAGCCTGACTGAGGCAATAGCTCCATCAACCATGCGAGCTCCTCTTCGTTGAATGCCGGGAAATCATCCGCTGCCCCTGCGAAGGGGGCCGCATCTTGTTCCCACATCACGGTGCTGGACGCTGCCAGGTCGGCAGCGATGGGCGTACCAGGATCCGGGAGGCCGCCCCCGATCCTGGTACGCGGGCGTTTTACCCTCCAGCTGAGGGGCAAATGCAGCGCATCGTGCTGTTCGGGAACGCGCACCTCGAAAGATTGCTGTGTGGAGGGGCCGGTGACAGCACGATCCGATCGGGACCGTTTACGGCTGCTTGCCCGCGTCTGATCTCCCTCGTGCATTGGGCTGGGCGCATCAAGGTCACGCTCCAGCGAATCGGCGAATGCATGCAAAGACGCCTGATCCGGTGTTTGAGCTGAAGTAGGGGACGGTTTGGCCCTTTTCATCCCTGATGCCTGGAGGATACGGTCCCAACGCTGCGAGGCTGGGGGGAGCGTTCCGCAGCGGGCTTCGAGTTCGGTGACGCCCACTCTGCGAAAGAGCTGTACCAACCCGTGCCTGCTCATCCCGAACTGCGTCATGGCGTCATCGAATGCTTGCGCTGGGTGGGAGTGGCTCTGGAAAAAACCAAGCACGCGAACCACGTGCGCGAGGTCGGCAACGCGATGGGACGTGCGTTCGGGAATACGGCGATTGATTCTTCTGATCAATTCCGGCGCGTGCGGCAATCCCTTTTTCACTGCATCCAGGGCAGGACGTCCGCCGAGGCAGGCCAAGGCGACGAGGTGGTCGTTGGTCAACGCGGCCAACGCCGGATCAGGGCGAGATAACTGGGCAACAATGCTCTCCAGCGCCTGCTTGCCGCCGCCATTGCTGGCGATGGCCACCACCTGGTCCGGGGTCAGGCCATGGTCCTGGCACAGCACCGGCAACAGCCGCTGCACCGTCTCCAGCGCCTGCTTGCCGCCATCGTGGCTGGCGATGGCCACGACCTGGTCCGGGGTCAGGCCATGGGCCTGGCACAGCACCGGCAACAGCCGCTGCACCGTCTCCAGCGCCTGCTTGCCGCCGCCATTGCTGGCGATGGCCACGACCTGGTCCGGGGTCAGGCCATGGGCCTGGCACAGCACCGGCAACAGCCGCTGCACCGTCTCCAGCGCCTGCTTGCCGCCATCGTGGCTGGCGATGGCCACGACCTGGTCCGGGGTCAGGCCATGGGCCTGGCACAGCACCGGCAACAGCCGCTGCACCGTCTCCAGCGCCTGCTTGCCGCCATCGTGGCTGGCGATGGCCACCACCTGGTCCGGGGTCAGGCCATGGGCCTGGCACAGCACCGGCAACAGCCGCTGCACCGTCGCCAGCGCCTGCTTGCCGCCGTTATTGTTGGCGATGGCCACCACCTGGTCCGGGGTCAGGCCATGGGCCTGGCACAGCACCGGCAACAGCCGCTGCACCGTCGCCAGCGCCTGCTTGCCGCCGTTATTGTTGGCGATGGCCACCACCTGGTCCGGGGTCAGGCCATGGTCCTGGCACAGCACCGGCAACAGCCGTTGCACCGTCTCCAGCGCCTGCTTGCCGCCGCCATTACTGGCGATGGCCACCACCTGGTCCGGGGTCAGGCCATGGTCCTGGCACAGCACCGGCAACAGGCGCTGCACCGTCTCCAGCGCCTGCTTGCCGCCATGGCTGGCGATGGCCACGACCTGGTCCGGGGTCAGGCCATGGTCCTGGCACAGCACCGGCAACAGCCGCTGCACCGTCTCCAGCGCCTGCTTGCCGCCATCGTGGCTGGCGATGGCCACCACCTGGTCCGGACTCAGGCCATGGTCCTGGCACAGCACCGGCAACAGGCGCTGCACCGTCTCCAGCGCCTGCTTGCCGCCGTTATTGTTGGCGATGGCCACCACTTGGTCCGGGGTCAGGCCATGGGCCTGGCACAGCACTGGCAACAGCCGCTGCACCGTCTCCAGCGCCTGCTTGCCGCCACTATTGCTGGCGATGGCCACCACTTGGTCCGGGGTCAGGCCATGGGCCTGGCACAGCACCGGCAACAGCCGCTGCACCGTCTCCAGCGCCTGCTTGCCGCCGCCATGGCTGGCGATGGCCACGACCTGGTCTGGGGTCAGGCCATGGGCCTGGCACAGCACCGGCAACAGCCGCTGCACCGTCTCCAGCGCCTGCTTGCCGCCATCGTGGCTGGCGATGGCCACCACCTGGTCCGGGGTCAGGCCATGGTCCTGGCACAGCACCGGCAACAGCCGCTGCACCGTCTCCAGCGCCTGCTTGCCGCCACTATTGCTGGCGATGGCCACCACTTGGTCCGGGGTCAGGCCATGGGCCTGGCACAGCACCGGCAACAGGCGCTGCACCGTCTCCAGCGCCTGCTTGCCGCCAATATTGCTGGCGATGGCCACCACTTGGTCCGGGGTCAGGTTCAGGGGGGCACCCGTCAGTGCATTGCGCCATGCATGCACTGCCTCCACTGCGGTCACGCCGCCACGTTTTGCAATCTTGAGAAGTTGGCCTGTGTCCAACTGTAACGGCGGACCTCTCAACTCCCCCGCCTCCGTGAGCAAGGCCTCCAGGGCGCGTGCGCCGGACCACTGTTTGCCGACGCCAACGATGTCTTCGTGTGTCGCCTCTGGCAACGCCCTGATTATGTCCTGATACGTGACAGCAACGGTCCCTAACGCTGCCGGGTGTTGGCTGAGCGCAACGATGTGCGCGTGTGTAAACCCATGGCCCACCAGTGCCTCGTGGTGCTGCGCCACTGTCGAACGCACCTTCGGTTTGATCTTCTCTTGCTGCTGCTGACTGTAGCCGAGCGTGCGTAGATCCACCTGCGCGGCCGGCGAAGCGTCGGAGGGTTGCGCCGCACGCCGTCGCGGGGCCGGCTTGGCGCGCGGCGGCCGCGCGGCAGTGACAGCGACACGCACGGTGGGTGGCGGGTCATCGGCTGCACGCAGACCCGATTGCATCTCATCCCACTCTGCTGGGGCAGCCGCTGTATGCGGCGTGCCGACGGCAGGCATCGAATCAAGAAGCGATGTATCGACTTGACGGAGTAGATCGCTGAAGCTGCCCGCCGGGAACGCAGGCGAGGGCGCAGGGGGAGATGGCAGCCGGGTCCGGGACATCGTCCGCCGAGCGGGCAAGCCATCCAGGGGGCCGCCATCAGGCGGAGCCCCCCCCCGATCTGCAGTCGGCTGAACCCTATCCGGTTGGGGTCCGGGCAGAAGCTCGCGGGCAGGACTTGGCGTACGCGAACGAATGGGATCCATCAGGCATACCTCTTTACATGGTCGCCTCCAGACTAGCGGTCTGTGGTCCCTACATAGCTTCCGAGGCCGCATGGCAGTACACAACTTCGGGTGATCCTGGCAACCCTCGACGACCAGGGTGAGGCGCAGACATGAAGGCGATCCCGGACCCGCATGGAGGATCGGCAGAGGGTTGTGAGAAATTTCTGTGCTGACAGCGAGTTAACCCACTTTTGGCTGTTTTTTTACACGAATCCCTGCCAACCCTCTAGAACATCTCGATCTCGATCTCGGCGCGTGCGCCGTGGCGACATCTCCTGCTGAACGGGCACTAGACCTTCCAGAGTAACGGCAACTTGATCGATCTGGGTGCGCTCGTGGCGGGGTTGGAATTGGGGTGAGGGGGGGCGGAATTTTCCGGGGTTCCGGCTTACATCCCCCAAAAGTGAGTTGACTCGCTGTCAGTGAAGGTCTTTGACACGAATCCCCGCCGCCCCTTAATCCTGCCGGGCACGATGGCGCCAGCCGGGCGGCTGACGCCATCGTCCGGCTCAACGGGCCTCGATTGCCCCCAGGTCCGGTGCAAGCCCGTTGAAGGGCTCACCGGTATCGGCGCCGGCGTCGATCAACGCGCTGCCCGGTGCCAGGGTGGCGAAGGTGATGATGGGTAGGTCGCCGTTGGCCTGGCGCGGACGCATGAGCTGGCTCTCGTCCAGGCTGACGAAATCGCCCGCACTGACCACAAGGAGAAGATTGAACGAATTGCGGCCGATATCGTTCTCGCTCGCAGACCCCAGGTTGATCATTTCGATGCGCGTTCCGAATCCCAGGTTATTGGCCAGATGGTGGTCGTATCCCGACACGTCAGTGACGTTGTTGCTCAGGGTGGACTGCATGTCGTAGTTGGCGCGGCCGTTCTTGATCGATGTGTTGCTGATCCACTCCTGCCCACCTATGTGGTGATTGGCGTAGAGGCCGTTGGATCGATTGCCCACTGCCGGATTGAACTGCACGATATGGCGCGGCACCGGCTTGGGATAATCGCTTCCGTTGCGGCCGTAGCCGCCTGCCTTGAAGCCTGCGCCATTGCCCAGCGGGGTGAATGCGCTGTGTACCCGTTGTAGAACGACCAGTTGTGTTGCAGGGTGACTGCGGCAGCGGCATTGATCAGGTCGAAGGGCGGTCTCAAGAGTCAAGTGCAACACCTCGAGAGACCTGCTGTTAGCGCAACGTATGGACGGACAGCCCAGCAGGCCATTGATTGTGCAAAAGTTACGTGAGCCAGTGTTTTGAGAGAAAACGCGGGTCTGCAGTGGAGAAAAGTGTTGCACTTGGAACTTGAGTCGGCCTTCCCTCGAGCGTTGCTCGCTTGATGTCTACGCCACCTGGCAGGCCCAGGGTGGGGCGCAACGAGCCATGCCCGTGCGGCAGTGGCAAGAAGGCCAAGCAATGCCATCCGGAGTGGACCTAAATCCTGACGCGTCACGAAATGCCGGGGATGCCCTATGAAGCGCCAATGGCGCATGGATGCGCCGCTCTGCACTTAGCGGCTGGAGCCGCGCAAGAGTGCGGGCCAGCGTCGGGCAGCCACCCGACCGCTGACCCGTTTTTCACTGCCTATCAGGGCAATTCTTGCCGGTGGCAGCAACCACCGGCAACACTCAGGGCCGCGTTGGAGGCGGCACGCATATGAAACCACAGAACCAGACTGAACATAATATACAGACTACGCGCGTTTCCGATTTCGGTTCAGCCGATTTAGCTTTCGCAATCAATGGGTTAGAAGCTAATCCCACTGCGCATAAAATTGTTGCGGCTGTCATACCCAATCGCTTGTAAAGCTTTGCCCATTCGCGCCCTAGCTCTCCCTGATCTTGCTCTGAATGGATCAGCAGCAGCCATGGCCCTGGGTCTTGTCCCGCTATTCGTGCGAGTTGCTGTATGCGCTCGTCTGGTATCGGTTTGTTCCCAAGCTTCCACTGGCTGAGCGCACCACTCGATATCCCCATCTGCTCGGCAAGCCCTCGCAAACTACCCCTTAACGAACGCTGAATGGCTAGTTCAACCAGCGTATCTACGTGCATTTTCGCTCTCCGAAAGGTATGCATTGCATACCAAATAGGATACGCTGCAAGTGCATTCCGAAGGGTATGCAGCCCGCCCCCGGTCCCGCCCGGTGCCGGCGTGGCGGGATCTACCGGGCACCGGGCAGGGGAGCACTACCATGGAATTTCAGGTTCAGTACCGCGACGGTCGCCGCTGGGTGGTCCTCGCGTCGCATCCGACCCGTAATGCAGCGCGTGACGATGCCGCTGCTCGCATTGCCTTTTTGGTCGCCGATGGTTGCAAGTATTGCGATTTAGTCCGCGATTTCCGCGTTCGTGGTGTCACCGTCGCGGAGGCCGCCTAATGGCACTGTCGACTGACACAAACGCACTTGCATTGCTCAGCGCTTCCTCGCTGACAGTTGGCTTCGGCCTTCTTCGCGTAGTCATCTGGATTCTTGACCATCGCGCCGATGCCTTACTTCGCGCGCACCGCGAACAGGTTTTCATCATCGAAAGCTACGTTTCCCTGGTCGCCAACGCGAAGCGCGAGGTTCGACATGCATAACCTCGACTGGTCCCAGTTCACGGTCTTTGATCATCTCATTGCGTGCTTGATGATCGCCGGGTTCGTCCTCTTCGCTGTTTTCGTACCCCTCGCATTGGTCTCGGCATTTGTCACCTTCGTTCGTGAGTGTGACCTGTGAGGCCGCTTCTCGCCCTTTGCCTACCCTTTTCACCGGTCGCAGTCTGCAATCAGACTGGTGCAGGCCCGGCGGAACCGGGTGGCCCGAGCAGTAACACGGGCCAAAAGTCTCAGACCCTCGAAGGTCTCTCGAAGCCGATTATCGATTTCTGCACTTTGGTTTTTGACACCGACAAGGCGATCAAGCTGCTCAAGCGCATGAACGGCCAGCAGATCGTCGCCTACGTCTTCGGGACATCTGGGAGCATCGTTGCTGGCCCCCTGCAGGAGCGGTTGTGGAACTTCAAGTACCAGCGCAGCGCCACGCTGATCGATGAAACCTCAAGCGTGTGTGGTCGTATTGGTGTCGCTGATACTGGCGAGGTCTGCATCAGCCTGACAGGGCAGGGCTGTAGCCAGGTTCCCAGTTGGCCGTATGTAGAGCGCATTGCCCAGGACCTCGGCGCACATTTGACCCGTGTCGATATCGCCATCGATGACCACGCTGGCAAGTGGTTCGATGTGCAGCAGTTCCGCGACGCCTACCACGATGGCGCCTTCACCATGAACGGCCGACCGCCTCACGCCAAGCACATCAGCGACGAGGGCAACGCCAAGGGTTGCAGCTTCTACGTTGGCCAGAAGGGTCACAAAGAGCTGTGCATTTACGAGAAGGGCAAGCAGCTCGGCGACCCTGACAGCGACTGGACACGCTGTGAATTGCGTCTGTACGCCAAGCGCATCGATTTGCCGCTGGGCGCTCTGGTTGATCCGGGTAAGTACTTCGCGGGTGCGTACACGGTGCTTGCCGACCTTGTCATCGGCGAACTGACGCGCCTGCAGCTCAAGGAGCGCATGGTCAATCCGTCCGTCAAAGCCATGGTCGATTTCATCGACACCCAGGCGGGCAGTGCCCTGCGTGTTCTGTGGAACGCGCTCAACACGCGCAGCCACGAATATGCGGTTGCCGTGCTGGATCGATATCTCACGCACGACGGTGTACCGGGGCGTTTCAAGCACCTGCAACAGCTCGATCTGGAGATACGGATCTCCAACCAGTTGGATGAGCTGTTCCCGGAGTGCGCCGACTGAAATTCGCTGCGCGTCGTTATGGCCACCGACGTGGGTAACAGCAAATGTGGTCCAGAGAATCTCCCGGATCGTCGGGATCAATCAAACCTAAAAAGGGTTACACCATGAGCGTAATCAAGGTCACAGTGTTGAATAGCGAAGTCGATGAGCGTGGCGGCACGTTCGAAGATGACAAGGGCAAGGAGCGCAGCTACACCACGCGCAAGCAGAAATGCCGCCTTGAGGTGGATGGGTTCGTGTATCCCTACGAGGCACGGTTGGAAGACGGTCAGAAGCCGTTCGCACCTGGTGAATACGAGTTGGATGTTGCCGGCATGCTGCAAGTCAACAAGGGCAACATCGCGCTGGGCAAGTTCGCCAAGCTCAAGCCCCGGCAGCCATCTTCCCCGCGCGCGGCGGCTTAAGTCATGGCCGTGTGCGTATCGCTGCAAGCAGATGGCACGTTGAACCGCGCTGACAAAGCCAACATCGCCTTGGGCAAGTTTGCCAAGCTGAAGCCCAAGTCCGCGCAGCGCCAGGCAGCGTAATGCATGTCTACGCCTGAGCCGCTCTACGTCGTCGGTTGCGCTGCGCAAAACATGCAGCAGGACGGTACGTGTTCGGTTCCTGTGTGGATGCCGTACCACCAGCCAGTTCTTCCGCCCCTGGATCTGGCCGATGGAACCATTGTCGCGTTTGCCATCATTTCGATGTGGGCGATAGGGGTTAAAGCGCGTCTCGTATTCCGCGCGGCGCGTGTAGGGGTCTACTGAGATGGAGAGAGAGTTATGAAGAACGTTGTCAATGCTGCACGTCGTTTTGCTTCCACCACCACCGCCAAGGTCGGTGCCGGTGCGTCCACGCTGCTCGCATCGGGTGCCGCATTCGCGGCCGATTCTGCATCGCCCGGTGCTGCCATTGCCGGCGAGTTGTCCGGTGGCAAGACCGATATGGGGTTGGTCATCGCCGCCTGCGCCATCCTCATTGGTGTCGCGATTGTGTGGGCTTACATCAAGCGCGTGAAGTAAGCGCCGCGTCGTGTTGTATCACAAGGGGCGCGCGGAAACGTTCGCCCCTTTTTTCTAGGTGAAAGGGGGGAGTTATGGGTTACTTCGTACTGATTGGATTGCTCGGCTGCGCTTGGCTCGCATTCGAGGGCATGTGATGCGCTGGCTCGCGCGCGTGTTTGCATCTGCAGTCGCTCGGCGCTTTGCTTACGTCATCGTTGCATTCTTATTCGCTGCGCTCGGCGTGGACAATGCGCGTGCGCAGGACGTTCCACCTTGTACCGTGACTAGCAGTCCGCTTTGTTCGCAAGGTCAGGCGTATTCCTTGGCTGCTGCTGATGCTAGCGCTGATCGGTATTGCACGTCAGTTGGCTCATGGTCCATGCTGAGCTATCAGGTTTACTTGGAGGGTGTAAATCGCTACGGCGTTGAGGTGCGTTGTCGACGAAAGGAGGATGGTTTCGAGACAGGCGCTCGTAATAGCCGGCGTTGGGTGTTCGACCCGTCCAAGACATGCCAGGCGATTCCATCAGCAATCACACAGTTTCTTCCGCTTAATGGCTCTAGCCAATGCTGGAACGGTTGCGAAGTGAAGTACCGCCAGAACGGTGACGATGAGACCAGCACTCGCAGTCCTACTGGTGCGCTGTGCGACCCTGACTACAAAAAAAATTGCCCTGTAGGTACGTTCTGGAATGGTTACATGGGTGTGTGTCAGCCCATCGAGCCAAGTTGCCCCGAAGGTCAGGTGAAGCAAGACGGTGTATGCAAGCCTGAGAACAAATGCCCACAAGGCATGGTCGCTGTGCAAGCGTCAACGCCTGGTGCAGTCGCGCAGGGATCGCTTTATTGCGCACCTGAAAAAGAGGAATGCCCGCCAGGCACCATCATGTCGCCTTCCGGCAAATGCCTGCCAGGGGAGGGTCAGTGCGCGAAGGGTGAAGCACCCGGCAAGGATGGCACCTGCAAACAAGACAAGGATGGTGACGGCAAGGGTGATGAGGACGGCGACGGCGACGGCGACGATGGCGACAAAGGCAAAAAAGACGAAGCATCTGGTGGTGATGATTGCGAGACACCGCCCAGCTGTAGTGGCAATGCCATTCAATGTATACAGGTGAAAATTCAGTGGCGCATCGACTGCAATACGCGGCGCAGTCAGAACATCAGCGGCGGTAGTTGCGATGCTGTACCTGTATGCACCGGTAAGGCCTGCGATGCGATGGAATACGCGCAGTTGATGCAGCAGTGGCGCTCAACGTGTGCACTCGAAAAGCTCGCCAAGGGTACCAACGCAAGCGGTAATTCAACTGACAAGAATGGTAACGGCGTTGCCGATGCTCTTGAGGGCAGCGGCAATGTCACCGATCCAGGTGATGGAAAATCTGATATTGATGGCGCAAAGAAATTCGGCATCGGCGTGTCAACATCGAAGCTTGATACCGAAAACATTTTTGGCAATTCGTCATGCCCGCAGCCGCCAAGTTTTACCATCAAGGGCACTACGATCAATGGCGCTGATTTCCCATATTTCTGTCAGGCCGCTGCGATCTTGCGCGCCCTGATTCTGATGTATGGCGCATATCTGGCAATCCGAATTTTAATGGGCTGGGGGTTCTGATATGGGCATGGTCTGGGAGTGGATCACTAAGGGTGTTCTCTTTTTGCTTGGCAAGCTGAAGGATGTTGCCGCTGGTATTGTCGGCAAGATCCTCGGTACGTTTGGTTTGACGCTTGTGTCATTTGAGGCCGTTCTTCCGAGGCTGAAAGAATTCATCACGACCAACATCTCTGGCCTTGATGGTCCCGCAGGTCAGATGCTTGGTTACCTTGGCATCGGTACAGCGATGTCTATGGTGCTCTCTGCGCTCACGGTGCGCATGGCGTGGAAAGTCTTCCTCGTACCCAAAAGCGTGGCTGATACCTTGGGAGCGAACCAATGATCTATTGGTTCACGGGTCAGCCTGGTCATGGCAAGACGCTGCATGCCATCGAAAAATTGCTTGAGTACAAGGATCAGGGCCGCATGACGTTTGCGTGCAATATCCGCGAATTCGACTACGCAAAAACGGGCGTTCTTGAGATGACGCCACAGCAGTTCTGCGACTGGCCTAATTTTTTGCCCGATGGCGCTGTCGCCTTGGTCGATGAAGCCTACGAACACAGCATGTTGCCTAAGCGCCCCCCTGGTTCCAGGGTGCCGCATCACGTCGAGCAACTTGCAAAGCATCGGCATCGCGGTCTTGATTTCATCTTCGTTAGCCAATCGCCTGACAAGCAATGCGATCAGTTCGTGCATGATCTGATCGAACGCCATGTGCATGTGCGTCGTCGTTTTGGTACCCAGTTCGTGCACTTGCGCGAATTTGATCGATTTGAGTCTCGCCCAGAGAAGGCTAACCCGCTCATTGTCAGGCGCAAGAAGCTGCCCACGCGTCCCATGGGCACCTACAAGTCAACCGAGCTTGACACCACTGAGCGAAAGATTCCTTGGTACTACATTGCGCTGCCTATCTTCTTGGTGGCGGCAATTGTGATGATGTATGTCGCGTTTGGCAGGATGGGAAACAGACTAGGTGGCGAGGCGATAACGCCAGAGACAAACGCCGCGCAGTCGCAAGCTGTCCCACGCGACGGAGCGTCAGCGACGGCGCGCGGGACAGCGCAGCCCGCCAAGGCGATGACTTCTGCCGAATACGCCAAGCGATTCTTGCCGCGTATCCCGTCCGAGCCGTGGAGCGCACCCGCATATGACGACAAGTTGTCGCTTCCGAGTGAGCCGCCGCGGTTGTTTTGCATGTCTTCGCTCACTGGTAACAACGCCAGCGGTGACCGTATCGGCCCCACTTGTACATGTCTGACAGAGCAGGGCACGCAGTATGTGCTGGATCAGCAAACATGCCGCTATATCGCCCGGCGCGGCCAGTACGAGCCATATCGCGCACGCCGCGATGATCGCTATGTTGATGGCCCAACACAGATTGATCGTGGTCTAGATAGCATCGCCGAGCGAGGGCATGGCGTCACAAGCATTGATCGTGGTAACCGTCATCAGGGCACGTTCCCCGAGTCTCCCGGCTACACCACGTCCACTAGCGTGCCGTCCACAGGCATCCAGCTATGACCACCAGACGGCAACGACCATCCCGGACATCACCACGCAGCTTTAGTTCCGTGACGCATCACATAACTAATCATCATTAGACTTTAGTGACGCATCACGATAATATAAACGCATCCAAAGGAGTAACGCCATGCGTGACGAAAAAGCCCCTGGTACCGTCGAAATGCAACTGCCGCGCAAGCAGGGCAGGCCACCCAAGTACGGCGAGGCCATGAGCGCCGCCGAGCGTGCGAGGGACTACCGGCGCAAGCGCAAGCAGGACGCAATGGCCTATGTCGGCCAGCCTGAGAAGGATGCGTCTATTGCGGCTGCTATCGACTCGCTGCGCTATGCTTTCTCGAAGGGCGAGGCCAACACCGCGCTTGCATTGCTTGCTGATCTGCGCATGCGCGCTCATGAAATGAAATCGTGATGCGTCACTAAAATTATTCTCAATGATCAATCGAGACGCCGCCGCGTTTGTCGCTTTGACAGCCCCTGCGGGGCGCAGTCACAGGGGCGCGGCTTTTCGCCTGGATCTGTCAGTTCGCATGTAGCCGGGGTGTAGGGGCAGCGCCCCTACGGATAACGCCTCACCCGCGCCGTGGACGCCGCCGCCCCCGTCCAGTCGGGCTGCGCTTGCCGCTGTCGGCTAACCCCGGATCCCTCCCCACTGATAACCGCTTTTCACGCCTGCGCCGGAGGACGTCCTGCAGGTAGATCACTTCTTCGTGTCGTTGACAGCCCCTGCGGGGCGCAGTCACTGGGGCGCGGCTTTTCGCCTATATCTGTCAGTTCGCATTCATTGGTGGTGCAGGGGCATGTGCCCCTGCGATAAAGCTCATCCAGCCATCGTGCCGAAGTGTCTATCTCGCCAGCTACTCAGATTCACGACGACCACCTTTACTGTTTGTTCCGCAAACCGTTTTTTCGCCGCTTCGGCCTTCCGTCTGCTCGCATAGCCTGCAAGTCGTAGTTCCATCGAATCTCGCCATACAAGGCCTTTCAGGCGTTCCGGTGTCATCCGATCACCGTCCGGACTCACGAGGTAATTGCCTGCAATTCGCCATCCAATGAAACGGCCGTTCAGATACTCACACATGCTTCTATGCTTCCTTTCGCGGGGGACTTTCGTCTGGGAAGAAAGGATGCTAGCAGCAGCTTTATCAAGCCGCCGTAATAGCTCAGTCCGCTTCCAAACTTTTTACATAATATACATTATGCGAAATGCGGAATTGTACTGTTGACGCTGCTTTGCACCGTCGCGGTCTATTACTGCAGCCCACTTCACAGGAAGCGGACTGAACAATGACCTTTGACACCTACGAGCGCGTAGACCTGACCGGCCCTTGGGCCGGTTTTGGTTTTCAGGGACATCGATTCTTCACACCAGAAAATTACGACATCGACCCTTGCGGCATGCGGTACTGGGCGCTGACGTGTGCCATCGCACGGGAGTGGTCGCTGATGATGTCCGAAGAACGCAATGCGCAATCGGCGAACCCGCGAACGCCTACTGCCACAAGGTCTCCGGGGGCGCGGATTTCTGAAGACGCCAACGTGATCTACCTGCGGGACGTCCTCTGGCGCAGGCGTGAAAAGCGGTTATCAGTGGGGGGGAATCCGGGGTTAGCCGACAGCGGCAAGCGCAGCCCGACTGGACGGGGGCGGCGGCGTCCACGGCGCGGGTGAGGCGTTATCCGTAGGGGCGCTGCCCCTACACCCCGACTACATGCGAACTGACAGATCCAGGCGAAAAGCCGCGCCCCTGTGACTGCGCCCCGCAGGGGCTGTCAACGACATGAATTGATGACTGTCAACCCGATAGGCAAGTCTAGATCACGGGGACGTTTTTCGGTCAGGTATTGGGCTAGCGGCTGTGTCAACACCACGGCTGCGCCTTGCCCACCACGCCCACGCTCCACGTCGTCAGGCCAGCCCAACAGTACTGGCCAACCATGTGACGTTATGCGCTGCTCGCTCACATCCCAGCCACCGCCCCACACATCCACCGCGTGGCTAATTACCGAGTCAGATCGATTGACCAAGCGCCGCCCACACCTTGCTCTGATGCAGCGAGCGGATCGCGCCGGCATTCGCGCGGCAGTACACGCCCGTTTTCTTGTTGCGTATCAATGCCCCTGTTCCGTCAGCATCTGTGACAGTACCAATGACATCCCAGCCAGGGAGCGGTGCTAACTGGTAGAGGCCGGGTTTCCCGGGCCTCTCAATTGTCAGACGGCCTCGATGGGCGCGGCTCACTCTGCATCCCCGAAGACAATGCATTCGCGGGTGTGGGCATCGTCGCAGACCTGCTCAATCGTCCAGTTGTCGCTATAAGACCCCGGCACAACCTCATCGGTCGTTACAGTGTCCGACCATTCGACCTCATCAATTGACGGGATCATTCCCAATTCGGCTGCAGCGCGAATGCGATGACTACCTTCGATTGCGACCCAGGCTCCGTGGGCACCCATCCAGACGGCTTTGATCGTGGGGACGCCCAGAACAACCATTTCGGCTTTGACCGCAGCGAGGTGCGCAGCGTCAAAGTGATCGTGCGGGAGGATGATTTGCATGATGTATCTCCTAAGCGATTGGAGCCTGATTCGGCGGCTCGCCCGGTGGTCATCTTTGACCATGTGTCCATTATACACGCGACCCAAAATGAAACAACTACCGTTCGTCGGCTGAAAACTACCGTTCGTCGGCTGAACGTGGATCGGATCAATCAAAGAATCCGAATACACGGAAGAACAAAGCGACAAACGCGGCGGCGTCTCGATTGATCATTGAGAATAATTTTAGTGACGCATCACGATTTCATTTCATGAGCGCGCATGCGCAGATCAGCAAGCAATGCAAGCGCGGTGTTAGCCTCGCCCCTCGCGAAAGCATAGCGCAGCGAGTCGATAGCAGCCGCAATAGACGCATCCTTCTCAGGCTGGCCGATATAGGCCATTGCGTCCTGCTTGCGCTTGCGCCGGTAGTCCCTCGCACGCTCGGCGGCGCTCATGGCCTCGCCGTACTTGGGTGGCCTGCCCTGCTTGCGCGGCAGTTGCATTTCGACGGTACCAGGGTCTTTTTCGTCACGCATCGCATTACTCCTTTGGATGAGTTTATATTATCGTGATGCGTCACTAAAGTCTAATGACGATTAGTTATGTGACGCGTCACGGAACTACAGCTGCGTAGTGGTGTCCGGGACGGTCGTCGCCGTCTGGTATGGCTTGGACTCGGGGAACGTGCCCTGCGTGCGCGGCCCGTACTCAATGACACTGCCTCGCACCCGGTTGCGGTCAGCGCCGCTGCCGTCACTCCCTGCGGTCGCAACGCCAGCAGCGCCGCCGCTCCCATCCGTGGTCATGTTGTAAAGCCGTGCGTCCTTCTCACGAATAGGCGCGGTCCAGGGCCACGCAGTGGCCACCATGATGTGCTTGCCGGCTGACAAGCGAATGCCATAGGTGACGACGCTGACGCTGTAACCAAGGGAACGCAGCTGGGTGAGGTCCAATTCCTCAATAACGTTATTACTCTCATCGATCCATTGCACCCACGCCCGGTCCTGGTCCCCTACCCGCGCACGCGCTGCAAGCCGTATGCGGCCCTTATTGACAAGCTCGGCAACATAACGCTGTTCCTGCGTCAGATCGGCGAGCGGATCGGGCGGCGGCGGCTGGATGGGCACGCTTGGCGCGCCATTGGCCAAGCCCGCACCAACGTGCGTGGGCTTGTTCGTCTGGCTGGCCGAGGCCACCGGCTTATTGGGGTCGGCGCGATCTTTGGTGAAGTAGTGGACGAAGCAGTAGATGCCCACACCACCGACGATGATGAAGATGACAGCACGCACCGCCATCGCTGCCCAGACGTTTTTGCCGCCCTCTTCGTAGACCTCGGTGTTTTCGGCACCAGGCGCATAGCCGTCATACAGCGGAAAAATCGCCGGGTCATACTTCAGCGTCTGCCCGCCCACCTTCTCGAACTTGCCCGGCGACGTGGTGTGGAAATACGTCACGCGATAGCGGCCCTTCATGCCGATAGCGGTGAGCTTCTGGAACGTGTTTTTCTTCTCGATGCGCGCCTTCACCGCCGAGTGCAGGCGATTGATCCACTGCGTCATGATGACCGCATCGCCGCCGTTCTGGCCGAGGAGCGCCCAGAAATTCTCCACTGGCGGAGCGAGCGGCTTGCGCTCGTTGACGTAAAACTCATGGACCTCATCGATCACGACAAGCGCGTCTTTGAATTCGTCTGGAATACACCACTTACCCGACTCATCCTGCGTGCACGCAAAGAGCTTGGCGACATCCTTGGTGTCGACCAAAACGAGCAGCTGTTGCACATCGCTTTCGGCAATGCCCAGGTGCTTGGCAATGCGATCAAACCGCAAGCCGTTGAGACGTGCGAACACGCGCCGGCCCTTCTTGAGCGCGGGAAGAATGTGATTCTTTACCGCGTCGTAGCTCTTGCCAGCACGCGGCACACCTTCGTTGAAAACTAGCATGTCACCAAATCCCGAGCGTCAGCACGCGACGCAACAGATAAAACACCATGGCCGCGCCGATCATCACCAGCGAGGGTCCAATCTTGAACACATCGGCGAACCACAGAATTGTGCTACCGGCATTACCGAGCATGCCGCCGATGCTCTGGCCCTTCATGAAGTCGGGCATGGGCAATAGGCTCAGCACGTACAGCACAGCCGACAACGCCTGTTCCAGCACCATCACGAACAAGTCGCCCACGAAATCGACAACGGCTTGCCATACCAGTTTGACCGCACGCCACAACCATGCGGTCAAATCGTTAAACCAACCTGCTTGCATATCGTCGTCCTCAGGTCACAGCGATGCGCAACGCGGCGTATGCGGCAATGGCGAAGATCACCCAACCAGCTGCACGAAGAAACGCAAGGAAATCGCCGCCACAATGAAAGTTGATCGTCATGGCGTCCCAAAACTTAGACCCCGCCAGCGAAAACACCGGACACGAACCGCCAGACGGAACCGTCATGAAATTAGTGATGCCGGCCACCATGGGTGTGCCACGCACCTGCGTATTGAATTTGCTCAGCACAGACTCAACAGTTTTGCCGCTTTTCTTGTAAAGCTCAGACATGGGGGCACCCTCTCCGCCTTCACCGTCACCGTGGTCATCACCATGGCCATCACCATGGCCATCACCATGGCCATCACCGTGGTCATCACCGTGGCCATCACCGTGGTCATCACCATGGTCATCACCGTGGCCATCACCGTGGCCATCACCGTGGCCATCACCATGGTCATCACCGTGGTCATTACCGTGGTCATTACCGTGGTCATCACCGTGGTCATCACCGTGGTCATCACCGTGGCCATCACCATCACCGGGCGTGGAAGGTGGCGCGTCACCAACAGAACACGTGGCACCGCTTGGATACATGCCACTGCCCTTTTCACCACCAATGGTGAAATTGTAGAAGCATCCATCGTCACAACTAACACCACTACCATCGGAAGAAATTGCACCGATCAATGGGGGGCGAGCAGAACAAGATTGACCGAAGTACCAGCGGCGGGCGTTGCGAAAACCTGTCTCAAAATTTTCATTGTTCCGGCAACGCACCTCAACGCCATAGCGATTTTCGCCATCCGCATACACCTCATGGCTCACCATCGCCCATGTGCCGGCGGAAGTGCAGTAGCCCTCCACGCTGGCATCAGCTGACGCATGCTGGTACGCCTGCCCCTGATCGCAGCCGTTAATCTCAGGCGTGCACGGCGCTACGTCCTGGCCTGCTGCATCGATGGCGAATAGGAATCCCAGAAAGAACACTAAAATCCACCGAATCACGCGTCCAAGCCCTTGACGCCTGCCCAACCACACAGCGCGCCCATAAATCCACAGAACAAAAGAACGATCATCGCCCTACCCCTGAAAGAGAGAGGGCGACACCGAAGCGCCGCCCTGCCCTCACCACCATTAGCCGAAGAAGCTTGCAACCTTCTTGGCACCCCACTTGGTGAAGCCAACCAGCGCGATCAGCGCGGCAGCACCCACAACAGCAGTCACGGCATCAGCCGCACTCAGACCCGACAAAATCTTATCCATGTTTTCTCTCCTACTTGATTGATGATTGAATTACCGGTCATTAAACATGCCTGCGACGCTGCCGGCGAGGCGTCCCAGGACGAACCAGACGATCACCACACCACAGCAGCCGGTAGACCACGCAACGGCGTCCTCCTTGCTGGGCATCGCAAACGCTTCTTGCACCAGCGCGTACACGCTGTATTCGCTACCCGTGACCAGCACGTAACCGCTGCACTCGCCAACCGATTGGCCAGTGGGCACCAACGTGCCATCCGCTTGCAGGGCTACGCACACGGCCATGGCTTAAGCCGCCACGCGTGCAGACGCTTTGACAGCGCGCAACACCTGAAATTTGCTGTAATTGATCGCGCCCTTGTTGACCGTGACCATGGCTTCAATATCAAGCTCGTAATCACCAGGCTGATACGGAAGCTGGCCCTTCTCCAAACGCACATCCAGGGGATATGCAAACCCGCCTGCTTCAAGCTTGGCTTTCTGCTTCCGTGTGGTGTATTCCCGATCCTTACCCTCGTCATCCTTGAACGTGCCCGCACGCTCATCGACTTCGGCGCTCAATACAGTGACTTTGATTCCGCTCATGGTGTAACCCCTTCTAAGGTTTGATTGATGCCCGCGATTTCGGGCCATTGATTGGCTACGTCTGCTGTTGCCCACGCCGGTAGCCGATGCGACGTGCAGGTACTGATGACGGCATGCAACGCATCAGGCGTTGGGCAATGCCGCACGATGAAATTCAGGGTTGCGCCGTATTGGCGCTTCAGGTGCCGACGCGCACTTTTCCAAGTGGCATCAACAGCAGCTTTCGTAATGTCGATGCGCGTGGCGACGCAGTGCAGGAACTTGAGAACGGGATAGGCACCGAGCAGATAGCCAGCAGGATCGCGCAGCAAATCCAAAGGCAATTCCTTGCGGTTGGTGGCGCGGAATTGCGCCTCATAGCGCACCCATTCGGAGGCCTTGTCGCCTTGCTCCCTGCCCTTCTCGTAGACGCGCAGCTGCTTTTCGGACTTCTTGCCACCGACATAGAAGGTCTTGCCATCGCCGCTATCGTGATCGTCCACGGTCTGCGCCTTGGGGCGCTGTCCACGGTTGTCGAACTCACCCGATGCGTACCAACTCTGCGCAAGTTTCAAGGGGTATTTGCCCAGCAGGTCATCGGCGGCAACGTCCACACGGGTCAATCGTCCAGCGCAGCTTTCGAGCTTCGCTCGAAGCTCCAGCCACCGCTTCGCATGGCCGCAGCGCGCTGCGCTCAACACTCCACACCCGGTGCCGGTCAACTCGATACGCGCGGTATAAGTGCCATCTGCACGGCGGCAGTGTTCCCCGCCCAACTCGATCAACCCCACGTGCTGGCCGTCGCGGTCGGTGATACGCACGCGCCACAGGTAAAACCGACCCGGCCCGACCTTTTCGTCAAGTTCCAGGCCCAAGCCGGCGAAGAACCAGCAGAACACTTGCAGTGCGACCGCGCGGGCGTTCTCGGCGGTAACGTCCATCCATTCGCGGACCTCTGAGGGGTCATCGTTGACGAACACACCGGCTTCGCACAGGACGGCGCGCAAATCCACAGAGGCGGAAAACCAGTCAATGGCGACCGTTAGGGTGCCATCGGCATTCCTGAATTCACTGACTCCCCTGTTAGACGAGGGGAGTCCCAATCCGCGCGATGCGTCAGACATCGCTCTCACCATCAGAGAGCGAATCAAAAAAGACATCAAAGCAGTCGTCGAACAAAACACCTTCCTCAGTGCAATGGGCAAAGACGGCAAGGTCAAAGTGACCGCAACGCTCGCACTTGAAAATCAGATCAGCCACGGCACACCTCGCGTTTGGCATTGGCGACCAGGGCGGACTCCTGATGTACGATCCGGACACACCCAAACAGAGAAACACAGATGCCGAAGGCACCAGCGGTGACGATGGACCAGCTAGGCGCGCTAATCGATGCGTTCACTACGGTAAATGCGGTCATGTTCAATGCCCTTGCTTCAGATAGACAAAGCGATGCCGCGCTTCAATTACTTGACCTAATTGCGACGACGAGCGATTCGAAAGATCCGCTCGATTGGCTGCGCGCTGATGTTGCAAAACTGACGGCTGACGCGATTCGGAAACTGCGAGGAGATGGCGAAGGGTCTGACCGTATTGGTCTTGCAGCGATGACCTAATTAGATGATCAGCCATGCGCGTAGAACCCCACGGCAGCGGCTTCACAGGCACGAGCAGCACGGCGCGAGGCGTGCACGCTCTGCTCTACCAACTGCCCAGCGAGGCGCACGGTCAGGCGAAAACGCCGAGTGCGGCGACCACCGATCACGATGTGATAGGTGTCGATATGGGACACGACGACGGCGCTCATGCGACCACGTCCATTTCGCTTTCGGCGCTACAAATCGTGACGCGTCGCGAAACAGTCGGCGCGACCAGGCCAACGTAGCTTTCGATGATGAAGACCTGTTCGCGGTGCGCGCGCAGCGCAGCTTCGGCCCGACGATCCAGAATCCAGGCGACCAATCGGGCAAGGCCGATGATCGCGGTCAGCGCGGAAGCGCCGAGCAATGCAAGTGCGTTGGTGTCAGTCGGCAGTGCCATTAGGCGGCCTCCGCGACGGTGACACCACGAACGCGGAAATCGCGGACTACATCGCCATACTTGAAACCATCGGCGACCAAAAAGGCAATGCGAGCAGCGGCATCGTCACGCGCTGCATTACGGGTCGGATGCGAAGCGAGGACCACCCAGCGGCGACCGTCGCGGTACTGAACCTGATATTCCATGGTGAAGCCCCTATCCCCTACCCTGACCCGTGACCCCCGGGGGGTACCGGGGGGCGGGGCGCTTAGCCGCGCTAAACGCTGATACTTGTATAGTTCAGCGAAACACGAATGTAAAGGTTAGCTAAACATGAGCGCGGAAAACGAACTGATCGACCTGGTGCGAGCAGGAGGAAAATTCAGTTCAGACAATGCGTTAGCTCAGAAGCTGGGCGTCACCAGGGCAATGGTGAGCTCGTGGCGGTCGGGCAGATATGCGATGCCGGACGACCAAATTGCGCAGCTTTGTGCGCTAGCGAAGCTGGACGGAGCCAGTTGGATGGCAAGGATTCACACCGAACGTGCTGGGTCTGCCGCGGAGAAGGCGCTATGGCAATCAATCCTGGACCGACTGGCCCCGATCACCGCGGTGGTCGGGGCGCTGGCGGTCGTCGTAGTGGGCGTGCACGCAGGGGCGCATGAAGCGCTGCTGACGGCCCTTTCCCCGCTCGCCATAACGCTACCTGATATACATTATGCGAAGTCGTACTGTTGACGCTGCTTTGCACCGTCGCGGTCTATTACTGCAGCCCACTCCACAGGAAGCGGACTGGACAATGACCTTTGACACCTACGAGCGCGTAGACCTGACCGGCCCTTGGGCCGGTGATTGCCGCGCAGGAAATGCCCCCGTTCCCGCAGGCATACACCCCATTTGCCGCGGACATACGCCGCACATTTCTCGGAGCCTGGACAAGTCGCCCCAGCTTTGATGGAACGACGGAAAAAACGCCCCGGAGTTGACCAGAACAGCCGCCAGTACTGAAATCTGGACCTTAAGTTCCAGCAGCGCTGCTCCATAGGACGACAAGTTCCTGCAGCTCTGGACCTGGTTCATCAGCGAGCTTCTATCGCTTCGCGGCGGCTTCGATCGCAGCGTGTGCGCGCCATCACTTGGTCGTGCGAAATCGTCGGCCGCGTGTCGGCCATGGCGCGCTCGATCTTCGCCCGGAACCACCAGTCGTAGTCGGCGGCTTCGGTGGACTCAAATTCGGAAACACGGGGATCGAGCTTGGCCAT